AGAAACACAAATTCTTGAATTATTAACTAAAATAAAAGAATAAGATGGTAAGAACATTTTACATACCAGAAAACAAACGTGAACTAATGATGAAGTTTGTTGAATTAGCTGAAAAGAATGGTGTAAGCTATTCTAAATTATTTTGTCAATATATGGAAGATTATGTTGAAGAAAATAGTAAAAGCGAATGTGAAAAATTATTAACTAAAATTAAATTATAATTATGCAGATCACAACAACTAAACAAGTATTTCAATTTCAGGATGGCCAAACTGATGTTGAAGTGAGTATTGAAAAAAAAGAAGGCCAACCCAAAATAATAACTTTTACAAGTTATGAAACTAATCATCATTTGATTGTTGAAACTGGTGAATTTGATGAACTATATAAAATATTAACACAAATAAAATCAATGCTATGAGTTTAAATCACTACATGACATATTTAGAAGAATGGGAACGTTTTAATAGAACATCAGAACTAAATGAAGAACTTAGGTCATTAATAGATAGAATAAAATGGAATAAAAGGATTCTTTGTTCTGATACTTGGACGCCAACAAAAAAAGATATAATAATACACAAGGAAAGATTTAATCAATATTTAAAATTATTTAATGAATTAGATAATAAACATAAAATAAATGATTATAATTATTTTCCTAAAAGAATGAAAACTATAAAAGAATCAATAATAAAAATTAGAAACTATGAGAATAAAGGAATTAGCTAAAAAATACAACCTTGGAAAAAATGATTTCTGGGAATTAAAAAGAGGATCAAAAAGCATGTGGATAATAACACATGATGCAATAGAAAAAATTGCAATAATAGAAAACATTGAACTAACTAAATTTGAGGTATTAAATACTGAAGTAGATTTTGCAAGGTTTTTAATAACAATGCAAAAGGGAGATAAATCTATTGTGAGTGTTGGTGAAGCATCTACCAAAAATTGTACATCAAACTATTATGGTTGCATGGCCGAAAAACGCGGCATTGATAGATGTGTTCTTAAATTAATAAATGCTTATGAATATGGTATCTACTCTGATGTAGAAGCTGATGCATTTAAACAAACTAACTAAACTATATATCATGAAAAAAGAACACTTAAGCTATTCAGCATTAACACAATTTAAAAAGTCACCTAATCATTTACTTGCATATTGGGAAGGAAAGCAAAATAAAACTGATGCAATGCTTTTTGGATCATTGATACATAAAATTATATTACAACCTGAAACATTTGATTTTGAATATGTAGTATTTGAAGGCAAAACAAGAAGGGGAAAAGAATGGGTAGAGTTTGCAGAAATAAATAAAAATAAAACCATAATAAAACAAAGTGAATTAGATGCAGCATTAGAAATTACAAATGCAGTTGCTAATGATAAAATATTTATGGACTTAATAAGCAAATGCACTAAAAGGGAACAACGTGTAGAATGGATTGAACAAGGAGTTAATTTTAAAGGTTTTGTGGACATGGTAGGTGATGGATGGATAGCAGACATAAAAACTTGTACTGATGCTCTTAAACTTAAAAGAGATATATACTATAATGACTATAAAATGCAAGGCGCTATGTACTTAGAGAACTTTCCGCCAAATACTAAATATTATATTATTGCAGTAGAAAAAAATATTCCATACAATGTAAAAGTATTTAGATTAGCTGAAAACATGTTAGAAGCTGGATATTTAGATTACATTGATCTAACTGCAAAGTATAATCAATGGGATGGCAATCCACAAGGATATACAGAAGAAATTGAAGAACTATCATTTAAAGAAGATTAATATCATGGAAGTAAAAAAAATAGATAAAGTAAATGTTGAATTTTATATAACATCTAAAAGAAAATTAAGATTTAATTTACAATTGCAAAAAATGGATTTTGAAGATTGGGTTGAAAGGCAATTAGATTGTGATAAAATTGAACAAAAAATATTAAATTATTATGATGCTAATGCAGAAGAAATAGATTTAAAACTTGATTATAAATTAATAAACTATGAAAAAACAAAAGCAATTTAAATTACATAAAATTTATAAAGAAATAAATAATACAAATGCCATAAAAAAAATTAATGGTAAAGATTATATTGATTGTAAAAAGTTTGTGAATTTATTTGATGAATGGAAAAATGAAAAAGTTTTAGATCCTTATGAAATTTTAGAAGTAATTCAGAAAGATATAAATTTAATTATATATAGATATTTAATTGATAAAAACAGAATATAAACCAATAAAAACAAATAAACATGAATGTAAAAGGTAAAATAACAAAAATACTTGATACTAAAACTGGTACAAGTAAAGCATCTGGGAAGGAATGGAAAAAAACATCTTTCCTATTAGAAACAGATGAAGAATATAATAATCTATATTGCTTTGAAATATTTGGTGAAGAAAAAGTAGATAAATTTCTTCAATGGAATGGAAAAGGTGATACAGTTACTGTTGATTTTAATGTAATTACTAATGAATGGAAAGGAAGTTACTATACTTCTTTAAATGCTTGGAAAGTGTTTAGAGATGATAATGCTTCAATAGAAACAGAAGAAATGGCTGAAGAAGGGGATTTACCCTTTTAAGTATAGAAAAACTATAAAACTATTAGAAGATGCTGGATTTGAATTCAAAACTTATAAAAGATTTGCTTAAACAAGGGTTAACACCTAAACAAATAGCAAAAAAATATAATGTTAAATACTATGTTATTTATGATCTAATAAATAAAGATGAAATAACACTATTAATGATACAAGGTTACACAATGCGCCAAATATCTAAAAAACTTAATTTAACATATACTATTGTTAAAAAATATATAAACAGATATAGAAGGAATACTGTGCCAGTTCATTTTGATTCAAAAACTGAAGCATATTATAATAAAGAAGATGATTATTTAAGGGTTCCTGAATATAATTGGGAATCCTTAGATACTAATGAAATACTTGCTTACAATAGATATAACAATAAACACAAGGCATACTATGAATAAAGAGATAGCAAAAGAATTAAAATCATTTATAAAACACATTGCAAATAGATATTCTAATAAAGAAAGAGAAGGCAACTATAATAATGAAAAATTTGTTATTAGTGAAATTATACCAACTTCAGATAATACTGCAGTAGTATATTTTAAAAAAAATACTGGTAAAGTAGCAGTTGGTTTTTTTTATTATATTAACAGAGGAATTTCAAAAGGATGGAAATATTTTTTTCCAACTGATTCACATATAAATGGAATGCAAAGTTTTTTATATTATAAACTTGAAGCCGAAAGAATAAACTATAAACACAATTTTAACTAAACTATGAAAGAATTACCATACTTTAAATTTTATCCTTCACAATGGATCACAGGAAACATTAGCTTTTTAAGCTTTGAAGAACAAGGTGCATTTATGAAAGCATGTTGCTTTTATTGGGCGCAAGATTGCAAATTAAAAACACAACAAGTTAAAAGAATAATTCCTGAAGAATTATATAATTCATTGTTAGATAATGGATTAATAAAATCAGATGGTGAATTTATTATAATATCATGGTTGGATGAACAATTAGAAGAAAGGAAAAAGAGACATGAAGCTAATGTAAAAAACGGTAGAAAAGGTGGCAAAAAATCTGCTGAATTAAGAGCATCAAACCAAGGGGGGCTTGAGGGTGGCTCAAGGGTGGGGGTTGAGCATGGCTCAAGCATTAAGATAAGAAAAGATAAGAAAAGAAAAGAAAAGATAAAAGGGGTTATAGGGGAAAAACAATTTACAGACCCAAATTTACAAGTTGATGATGAATTAAAAAATATTTTAACCAAATGATTTTAAAAAACAAAGATTCATTAGATTATTTATTTAGGTTTCAAGAAGGTAAAATAAAACTTGGTTTAGGTATTAATACAGAGTTAGATAATTACATTAGATACAAGCAAGGTAATTTTAATGTTATTGTAGGACTTGACAATGTTGGTAAAACTGCTTGGATATTATATTACTTTCTTTGCTTAACTAAACACCATAACATTAAACATGTTATCTGGTCAGGTGAAAATAAAGCTGGTCAATTAATAAGAGATTTAATTCAAATGTATACTGGTAAAAAACTAAATGAATTAACAAAAGAAGAAATTAGATTTAATAATAATTTATTAAGTAAGTATTTTATTTTTATAGATAATTCAAAAGTATATGACCATAAAGAATTATTTAAACTATTTAAAGAATCTGGTGCTGATAATTGTTTAATTGATCCTTTTACTGGTATGAACCATAATAGAAGTGTTAATCAATTTGAACGTAATTATCAATTCTGTAATGATGTTAGGCAGTTTTGTAATGAAACTAAAAAAACAGTTTACATAAATACACATCCTCAAACAGAATCAGCAAGGAGAGTTTATCCAGCTAATCATTTATTGGAAGGTTACATACAACCTTGTAAAAAATCAGATGTGGAAGGTGGCCAAGTGTTTGCAAACAGATGTGATGATTTCATAAGCATACATAGATTAATTAACCATCCTGATTTATGGATGCTAACAGAAATAAGAATAGAAAAAATTAAAGATAAGGAAACTGGTGGCAGATGTACAAACCTTTCTGAACCTTTGAGATTTGATTTCAATGCTGGAATGGGTTTTACAATTGGCGGTGTAAATGCTTTAAAAAATAAAAACTAAAAACTATGGATGAATTAGAACTACTATTAAGAAAGAATGAATTACACATCTTAATTATAAAGGCCTTACATGATATTGATAAGGGTAATGCTCCAAAAAGTAAATTAAAGGCCTTAGAAACGCTTAGAATGACTTTAGAGACCATTAATGAATTAGCTGAATTAAACAGAAACAAAGATAAAGCATATAGGAAACTTAGAGTTGATAATGCATTACAGACAAAAGAAATAGTAGAATTAAAATTAAAAATTACTAAATTACAAGAATTAAAAGAATTATAATTATGAATGAAACAATAGACAATGTATTTTACTTGATGTTAGTTTCTCACTTTTTAGCAATAATTGCTGGAATGTGTATAGTTAAAATAATAGATGAATATATAAACAATAAACAATAAGTTATGCCAAAGCCAAAACCAAATGAAAAGAAAAAAGATTTCATGTATAGATGTGTTCCAGAAGTTATAAAAGAAGGTTATCAAAGTGAACAAGCCATTGCAATATGCTCTAAGTATTATGAAAAAAAATCTAAATAAATATAGACAAGTAAAAGATTGTGTTTATACACACCCTCATCAAAGGATAAATCAAAACATAATTAAACACTATTGTGAGTTATATCCAAATGACAAAGAACTTGGAGAACAAATAAGAAAATTATATATTAAATGAAGATATTAAATTTATATGCTTGTTTAGGTGGTAACAGATACAAATGGGATGAGGTTACTAATATTGATGTCACTGCGGTTGAATTAGACACAGAGTGCGCAAGATTATATCAAGAAAGATTTCCTAATGACAAAGTAATAATAGCAGATGCGCATCAGTATTTATTAGACCATTACAAAGAATTTGATTTTATTTGGAGTTCACCACCTTGCCCAACACATAGCAGAATACAATTAAGCCAGTATACTAAAAGAAAAATGAAGTATCCAGATATGAAATTATATCAAGAAATTATATTTTTAGATACTTTTTTTAATGGTAAATATTGCGTTGAAAATGTAATTCCTTACTATGAACCATTAATTCAAGCAAAAAAAAAAGGAAGGCATTTATATTGGACTAATTTTAATTTACCAAATGATTTGAATGGAAGAAAAAATCCTGACTTAAGTAGAACAAAAGATTTAATTACAGCTTTATCTAAATACCATAATTATGATTTTAGAAAATATAAAGGTGAACAAGCAATCAAAAAAATAGCACGTAATTTAGTAGATTATGAAGCTGGTAAAACAATATTAGAAACAGCAGCAGGAATAACAAGAAAACAAAATGTAAAACAAAAAACTATATTTGATGAACCCTAATAGACAAATTAAAAAAGCATTAACAAAAGAAGTAATTAAAGAAATCAACAAGGCGCATATGTGGTGTGCATTAATGATGGATGAAAAAAGTAAGATTAAAATTAAAGCACCTAATCAAAAAAATTTAAGTGTAATTGCAGTATTACTATTTTCTAATCCAGATTTGCATGAATACATAAATGAACTAATTGATTTAATGAAAGCTGAAGAAGCAAAACAAAATTTTAATGAAGATAACTAATGAAGATAATATGCAACTGATGTCAAGGTATGAGGATAATCATTTTGACTTAGCTATTGTAGATCCGCCATATAAAATAGCTTCACAACAAAAAAGAGGCGTAGGTAGTAGGATTGATAAAAGTGGTAAAATGAATTTATGGAATAATAAAACACCCTCAATAAAATATTTTAAAGAGCTTTTTAGAGTATCAGTAGGACAAATAATTTGGGGTGCTAACAATTTTGAAGGTCTACCAAGAACCGAATATTTTACTATATGGAATAAAGAGCAAACAGTACAAAACTTTGCTTCTTTGGAATATGCTTGGGTTAGTATGTCTATTGGTAAACCAGCAAAAATGTTTACTTATTCAATACACAAACACAATGCAACAAAAGGAAAAAAAATACATCCAACAATGAAGCCTGTATGTTTGTATGAATGGCTTTTAATGAACTATGCAAAAGAAGGGGATAAAATATTAGATACACATTTAGGAAGTGGAAGTATTGCCATAGCTTGTCACAATTTAGGATATGATTTAACTGCTTGTGAACTTGACAAAGAATATTATGAATCTGCAATGAAAAGAATTAAACAACATCAACAACAACTAACAATATTTTAAATATGGGTGGAAGATCAAGCCAACAAAAGGGCAAAAGATTTGAATTATCAATTGCTAATAAATTAAAAGAATTATTTAATATTAAAGTAAGAAGAACCCCGCTTTCAGGCGGCATGGATTTCAAAGGTGATATAATTTGTATTGATGATAACAGCATAATAAGTGAATTTAGTTTTGAATGTAAGAACCAAGAAAAGTTAAACATATGGAAGGCATTAGAGCAAAGCAGAAATGATGCACCACGTGGTAAAACACCTTTAGTAGTGTTTACTAAAAATTTTCAATTAGATTACTGTGCCATAGAATTAAATGACTTTTTAAATTTATTATTAGAACTTCAAGAATTTAGGAATCAAAAAAAATTATAATTTTGTAAGAACGTGGATAAAAACAAAGTATTATCATTATTAGCTGAATATCATAATAAATGGATTTCAAATGTTGATGCTTTAATAAATGATGAAAACATAGATCCTGAAGATATAGTTCAAGATATGTATTTAAAAATTCATGGTTCAAAAGATGAGGTAATTAAAAAAGCAATTCAAAACAATAAACCTCATATTGGATATGTCAATAAAATTTTGTACACTATGTACTTAAAAGCGCAGAAAGAAGAAAGCATAAAAACAGAATTAAAAGATAACCAT